TCAGCAGGTGGTAAAGAAGCATCTAAAGAAGAAGTAGAAGCTATACTAAACGATATCAAGAATAACAGCTCAGTAAAACTTATCCCCAAAGGTACTGGTAAATACTACATTAAATATGGTGCAGGTTATATAGGGAATAGAGATGGAACTAACTTTATATTAGAGTATAAGGAATAGCTATGGATTATGTAAATACAGAAGATCATGAAAATACAGGAAGCAAGACACGCTTTAACTTAGCCGATATAGGCTCACAAAGTTTTGGCGAGTCTGTATCTTTAGCATTTAAGAACTTTGCATCTACTGATTTATCTACATCTGGAATGAACTATAGAACTGATATCTTTAATGAGCAAGTAGATACAGCTATAAAAAGTGTAGATACACCATCTACAATGAAAGAGTCTTTAGACTTTTACAAGAAGAACTACTATACACCAAGTGTAAGCAAACTAATACATCATGTAGATAGTGGTAGCATCTATAAAGATGATGCAGGTGAATACCAAGGTAAAACACCTTTTGCTAGAAGCTTAATCGATAGTGATAGATACGCTTTAGATAGTGTGTTTAACTACAACGATACAGCAACAAACAACGCTTTTAAAACACAAGACGAAATAAACGAAGAAGCTAAAGTACAATCTAAAGAAGATTTTCTATCTACTCAAAGAAAGCTAGAGAACACAGAAGGCTTTATGAATGGTGTAGCTAAGATGGCAGGTACTATGGGTGCAGCTATGACTGACCCACTTATACTAGCAACACTACCTCTAGGTGGAACTGTTAAGATGACTGGTACAGGTTTAGCGGCAGTAACTAAGACAGCAGGTGTTGCTGCACTACAAGAAGCTAAGATCGCAGCACTAGCAGAAGTTCCCATCCAGTTATCTGTATATGATTGGAAAAAAGAAATAGGTATAGATTATACTGTATACGATGCAATTATCAATGGTACTATAGGAATAGCATCAGCAGGTATTTTACGTGCAGGGGGTAGTGCTTTTATCGATGTAACTCCTACTGTACTATCTAAGTTTAAAAAACAAGCACAAGTAAAAGGTGATGTTGAAACAGTAGACATTATCGATGACTATGTAGCTATGAACAAAAGAAAAGCAGTAGACAACCCAGAAGAACATATAGAGATAATGAACGAAACTAGACGTGCTATAGAAGAAAATGATGTAGTAGATATTGCAGATGCTATCAGACGGTCAGAGAGCCAAAACAATATGGGTAAGCAACTTGAAGAAATGAACATAGCAGCTAAAGCAACTGAACGACCAGACGAAGTGACTGTACGTGATTTAATGGATGGTGCTGCAAATAGACCTCTAAACGATGTAAACCAAAAACCTATGCAGATGCAAAAGACAGGTACAGATGATATGCCTGTAGTTGAAAAAGAAGTAACTAAAGCAAAGCCTGTTAAAAAAGAACCTACTTTAGAAGTAAAAACACAGCAACATGATCAACTAGAAAAGATGCAACTAGAAAAAGAAGGTCGTAGTGATTATGTAGATGCCAAGTATCAAGAAGCAGATGAGTTTCTAAAAGCACTAGAAGATGATATAATATTACCAGAAAAAGTTATAGATGAAGATGGTAACGCAGTAATGAAAGCAACTAGCTTTAAAGAAGATATCGGTAGACTCACAGATGATGAGAACACCATTAATAAAATGTGGGAATGTGCAATATGAGTAAAAACTTAATAGATTGTGTTAATACAGCTATAAAAGATGGTTCACTTAGTAAAGAAGCAGGTGAAGATATCAAAGATTTTTACCAACGTGAGCTTACAGACAAAGGCAGAACAAAGCAAGAAGCAGCCAAAGAAGCTTTAGCTAATGCAGACTATGAAACTAAACGCAAAAAATTTAATAAAGTATTACAAGCACAAACACTACAAAAGATGGAAACACATATAGACAACTATATGAAGAACACAGCAGATGCTACTTATAAGATGGCTATGGATTCACTTATGACTAAAGACCCTAGATTTGGAACTAAGCATACTTCTAATGTAGAGAGTAGAGCAGATGCTATTAACGGTATGGTAGCTGCTAAGTTTACTGATGCTATGGACGATATGCGTTCTAAGATGGGTGGATTTAAACAAGATACTAAGATGGGTGATGATGTTATACGTGAAATCTTCGGTACAGATAGTGGTAGTCCTAAAGCAAAACTATATTCTAAAGCATGGGCTGATGTAGCAGAAGAACTAAGACAACTATTTAATGGTGCAGGTGGTGCTATCGGTAAGTTGTCAGATTGGGGTATGCCACAACGACACGACCAGTTCAAAATATCACGTGTAAGCTTTGATGATTGGAATGCTAAAATAAGTGACTATCTAGACTTTGATAAGATGGGTGTAGCACCTAAAGATAGACTAGAGTATATGCAGTATGTACATGATACTATCGTTACAGGTGGTCTAAACAAGCTAGAAGTAGGTAAGCTACCTAAAGGTATATCTTCTGCTAAAGCAAACGCTCACAGAGAGCATAGAACACTATTTTTTAAAGATGGTGATAGTTGGTTAAAGTATCAAAAAGAATTTGGTACAGGTGATGCGTATAATGCTATGACTGATCACATAAGAAGTATGAGTATGGATATATCTTTAATGGAGATATTCGGACCTAACCCACAAAAGAACTTTGACTACTTAATAGATGTAGGTAAAAAAGATCATGGTATGGGTAACATAGATATAAGCATGAGAGAGTCCATATTTAATGTAGTAAGCGGTAAAGTAGATAATACTGCGATGCTTACTAAAAAGGACTTTTGGGCTACTGTTACACTAGGTGGTATTCGTAGTTTAAACGTACTTACTATGCTAGGATCTGCTACTATCTCAGCTATCGGTGATGGTGCGTCTATCTTTATGAACGCAGGTGTTAATAACATGAGTGGAACTAAGATGTTCTTAAAAGGCTTAAGAAATCTAGGTCAACAAGACAGAATAAAAACAGCTTCGATGATGGGTATTGTAGCAGATGGGTGGAACGGTAGTATCACGTCACGTTATAGTGAGTTAGCTATAGGTAAATCTAGCGAATGGGCTGAAAGACTGTTACGTGTTAGTGGTCTAAACTTATGGACTGATGCACACCGTAAAGCTTTTAGCATGGAACTCATGGGTAAGATGGACGTAGAGGTTAAAAAAGGGTGGGATAATATAGATAAAGGCTTTAAAAAGACACTAGAAAATAATGGTTTTTCTAAAGATGACTTTGATCTACTTAAACAAGCAGAATCATTTACTGCACGTGGTGAAGATTTTGTATCTATTGAAAACATATCACAGCTACACAATAAAGTAAAAGGTGTTACCCCTGTACAATCAAGAGAATTATCACTTAAGATATTAGAGTTTACTAAGAATGAAACAGACATTGCAGTTATCACACCAGATGCAACTACTAGAGCTATTACTACAGGTGGTAGAGAAAAAGGAACTTTACAAGGTGAGGGTATCAGGTCGTTAATGCAATTTAAATCGTTTCCTATTGCAGTTATGTTAGCTCACTATAGACGTATGATGAGTATAGACAACGCTATGGGTAAAACAGCATACACTGCTAAGTTTATGACACTAGGTTTAATATTTGGTGGTGTCGCTTTATGGGCTAATGATATCATCAAGGGTAAAGACCCACAGAAGATAGATGAAGGTTTTGCAGTAAGAGCATTACTTAAGAGTGGTGGTGCAGGTTTATTTGGTGACTTTATCCTACAAGATCAAAACAGATTCGGTGGCGATATCGTAGACACTATAGCAGGCCCTACTTTTAGCAGATTAAAAGACTTATCAAAACTTATAAGTAAGGGAGTCTATAAAAAGATAGAAGGCGAAGATAGTAACTTTCTAGCAGAGTTAGCTAAGTATGGAAAGTCCGTAACTCCTGCACAAAATCTATGGTACATACGTGCCATATTAGAACGTGCTATCTTTGATGAGGTTAGAAACTTAGCCGACCCTATGTATAAGGTAAGGAAAATGAGAAGGCAAGCAAAAGAGCAAGCAGAAACAGGTAACGACTTCTACTGGGGTATTGGTGAAACTTTACCTAGTCGTAGTCCTAAATTTAACGTATTGGAGAAATAATGGCATTTAACACAACAGAAGGTAGAGCTGAGTATTTAGCAAGCTCAGGACAAACAGTTTTTTCCTTTAACTTTAGGATATTCAAAACATCAGACGTACTAGTCTATAAAACTACTAATGGTATAGAACCTAATGAAGAAGATGATTTACTAACAGAGACTACTGATTACACAGTAACTATAGATGGTGCAAACGGTGGTTTTATCACTTTAACTACAGGTGCAGTAACAGATGATGCGGTAACTATACAACGTAGTCTAGAAATTAATCGTCTTATCGAGTACCAAGAAAGAGGGGACTTAACAGCATCTAACCTTAATGATGATCAAGAGTATCAAACATACCTTATTGCAGATCAAGGTGATAAAGAGAGTCGCTCTCTTGTTTTTGATAAAGCAGCACAAAATGTAGATGGTACTGTGCCTGCACCAGTTGCACTTAATTTCCTCCAATGGAACAGTAATGGTACAAGATTACAAAATGTAAACTCTTTACAGATGGATGGTTTTATTTGGACTGCTGCAGAAGTTTATACTCAAACAGAAATAGATGTGTTATTAGATTTAAAAGCGGACCAAGATACTACTTATACTAAGTCAGAAGTAGATTTACTAGTAGGCACAAAAGTTAGACAAACTGTAAATGTATCCACAGTAGATGCCAATGGATATCCAGACTTCATTTCAATAGGTACTGGACTAGCAGTAGATATTGCAGCTACTACAATACCATTATCTATTAATGCTTCTGGTGGTTTATCGTCTAATGATAGATTAGGTACTTTATCCGCTGATACTTCTATAGCAGGGCTAACTGCAAGCGATACAAATTATCTCTATGCGGATATTGACTCTTTAGGAGCAGTGACGTTAGGTCATACCATACTTGAACCTGTTTACCAATTTGGAGGAACTTATTCGATAGTATTAGATCAAGCTACTTTCAATACCTCAGAAATGACAATGAAAGTAGGAGATGGAGCAACAGCTAATCAAGCTTACAGAGTGTTTATAGGTGAAGCTGTAACAGATGCAACAACAGTTACAAGTGTTGTTAATTATGCTTTAAATGGTCTATATGATAGTGGTTGGACACCAACACTACCAAACATTGGTGTAGCTGTTTCTAAGAACCATAATGTAGGTACTTATGATATATCATCTATTTTTAAAGTGCAATGCCTAGTGGCTGAGTTTGGTTATTCTATAGGCGATATTGTGTATGCATCAGGAAGTTCTGCAAGTGCTATTCCAACAAATATATATGAAGGAAAAAATACTGTTGGATTGACAGTAAACGCAGCAGGTAGATTATCAGCTCAAAACAAGACTACAGGAACAAATGCTTTATTAACATTAGCAAGTTGGTCTTATAAATTTATATCTAAAAGGAATTTTTAATGTTTACAAGTGATAATGGGTTAACATTTTATGTAGGTGATATGCAAGCAGGTGATAGAGAAGCCACACAAGACGAAATAAATTCTAAGCTAATGAAAGAAGCATATTTTGATATCGAAGTAGCTATATATAAGCTACTAGATGAAACAGCCCTTTCATTTGGGTTCAAAAGCCCTTATCCTATGGATAGAGCAGCAGGTTATAAAGGTAGTGCAATCCTTAAGTATGCCACTTTTGCAACAACCCTAACAGATTGGAGAGATTTAATATTTAATTATGTAGAAGCACAGGAGCAAGAGATACTGATCGGTAATCGTCCTATGCCAACAGTTGATGAAATGTTAGCAGAGTTAGCACTAAACTTTCCTACACCAATAAAGCCTTAAAAGAATTACTATGTAAAGTTTAATGTATGTGGAAGATCATTATCTTTTACATACTTATCATAGGCTATAGCACCATCTTTCGCTATTTTAAAATATCCTATCCATTTATATTTTCCATTTACTCCAACTTGAACAGAAAATTTGTGATGTTTTTTTGAGTAACTTACACCTCTATATCCACTTGTATTATTGGATCTAATTTTCCTTGTATTCGAGCTTTGAACATTTTGCGTAGTATACCTACAATTTTTAGGCTCGTAATTCCCATCATTGTCTATTCTATCTATCGATAACCCACTTTCATATCCATTTTCTAAAGACCATTTTATGAATAATTCAGGAGAATTAATCCACTCATCACAAATAACTATACCTCTACCACCATAACTATCATAATGTTTATTATTTTCATTTAAGCATCTTCCTTTAATAGACTTCCATACTTTATATATGTCAGTATGAGAAAACCCGTGTTTACGTAATTGGCTCTTTCTTAACGTAGAAAATTGACATCCACAGCTTTTCTGAACCTTAATGCTATCAAAAGAGCATTTAAAATGAGATTCACAGAAAGGACATTCATATATTCCAAATCTTCTTTTCCTATTACTTGTTAATTTTGGGAAGATAGTTCCTAAATCTCTAATTAGCTTCATTGTAATATCCTTATATGATATAAAGATACAGCACTTTAATTTCAAGTGCTTGTAGGTCTTACCATTTCACTGGTTTTATAGTATAATAATACCATAATTAAATCAGGAGTCCAAATGAGAACAGTTTATAAGATATTATTTTTCCCTATAGGGTTTATGTATATGTTTGTAGTATCACTACATATCATGCCTCTACTTTATGCTAGAAATCGTATGGGCTACCCAGCCTTTATTATCATGTGGCTTGTTTATCTAGCTATGGCAATCATGTTTTTTTGGAATAAGCAGATCATGAGCAACTTAAACATGATTAATCGTGTAGCTAATACGTTCATGGGATATGATGGGTTCAAGACTGTATCTAGTGAGTTAGGACGAAGAATAGATAATAATGAAGCATCATGGATAGCCTGTTTGCATTGTCGTATATTAGCCATTTATGACAAACGTATGTATCACTGTTCTACAAAGGCTACAAGATTATTCTAAGTGATTATGCTCTATTCATACCTATACAGATGGTTTTAATAACATTTATCATCGTAGCTTATGTTATAATGACTAAAACAAAGGCTGAAAATGAAGAAAGTAATTAAAAGTATATGGAATAGTTTCAAGACTAAGCCACTAAAGTTTGGCTTAGGTATGTTATTGGCATCTTTGTCTTTATATATGTTTTTTGGTAACATTAAATTTAAAGCATCTTATGATGATGTTAAAGTAGAGATTGCAACGGACTCAAAATAATGGAACTAAGAAGTGGTGTGTTTGTAAACTTTATTATGTCGGGAAGATGTAAAACAAAAGAAGATTACGCACACCTAAAAGAAGTAAACCCTTATCCTCCTAGATTTGGTAGAAATTGGTGGACTTGGAAACCATTATTAAAGACAAATTTTAGGCTAAAGAAAGACACTATAACCTTATTCCAATTTACTTGGTTTTGTTTCACTCTCGACTATACAGATTTCAATAAGGCAAGAAAGTTATGTTAAAACTACTATTTCAACACAACTTAATACCATACCTACTTATAGTAGTATTTGCTTTTTACTTCATGTATGATAAATATACAGACTATAAAAACCTATCAGAGAAACAAGCCTCAGAACTCATAGGAGCATACGAAGCTATGGCATCTATACAGTTAGCTAATGAAGCACGTTTAAGTGCCTTAGAGGGTGCAAGAATAAGCAAGTGGAAGGAAGGACACAATGAAGGCAAGTATTAGCATTTTAGTTGTACTTATGTTTTCAGGCTGTTATACTCCTATGCCTAAAGTAAAGATGAAAGAGTACGACCCTTTATTGGTATCTTTTAACTATAACTCATCTGAAAATAAAGTATCTATCAAGCCTTCAATGTTTGAAAACATATTAGAAAGACTTATAAATTTAAGAACAGATAATAATATTTGTGCTTCAACAGTAAATAAACATACCTTAGTTAAATAAGTATGCTATAATAAATAAATTAAAAAACTAAGGCTATTCATGCGTTCTACTATAGAAGATGATAACATTCCTGATCCTAACGCTTTTCTATTTAATGATGATGGTCATGTAACACCTCAACTATTAGTATCTTTCATGGGTAACATGAGTAGAAGTATTGGTAGTGTAAGTGAAGCATTAGTTCATAACACAAAGCGAATGGACATATTTCAAGACAGTTTAGAAAAACTTGTAGAAGCAGAGATAGATAGAAAACTAGCTCACCAAGAAACGATGCAAAACGTATCTAGGATAGATAGTAGAATTAATGATAGAAGAGATGAGAACGTAGAAACCAAACTAATAGCAAATAAAGCTCATTCAAGGATTGATGAACTTGAAAGAGGTATGACATTAGCTTGCAAAGAAAAGACTACAGAGCATACTGAGTACACAGATAACGCATTAAAAAAATCATTTAATACGATATATGTAGTTACTGGTGCAGTTTGGGTTATATCAGCATTTCTTATAACTATCATATTAAACCAAAATGCAACATCAACACAAGATGTGAAAAATACAATCAAGTCATTAAGTGATGATGTTAAAGTCAATACACTAAACATATCTAAAACATATCAAACACTAAAACTTTCAATAGGTGGTAAACAATGAGATTTTTTCAAGATTACGAACGTCAATGTAAATGCTGTGGAGAAGTAGTTAACAATCCAGTGCTAGAAGAAATGATAGATAAAGCCAGACGTTTAGCAGGGATACCTTTTATCGTTACATCATGGTATAGATGCGAAGATCACAACATAGAAGTAGGTGGTAGCCCTACATCGTCACACGTAACAGGCAAAGCTATCGATATCCAATATAAGAATAGCGTAGACCTATTTAAGATAGTTAAAGCTCTAATTGGTGCAGGTTTTACACGTATAGGCATTAACCACTCAAAGAAGTTTGTTCATACGGATATTGATATGAATAAGATACAGGACGTTATTTTCACTTATTAAATATATACTCATGAAACTTATACACAAACTCCTCTTGTCTTTGTTTCTTTAGTGATAACCTGCGCTCTCTCATAACACGTATATCATCGCTAATAGGCTCATAGTTACGTGCTATAAAGTTTCTGGGTCGATCAGTCATACCCAAACACAGTCTACAAGATACCTTACTACTATAGAAGCACTCTTTATCTTTAATAGTGTCGCAGGTTTTACAGTATCTTTTCCCGTCCATTATAAATCCATAATTAGAACCACTTCTACCATGATACTTATTTTTTAAAGTACGTTGGCTAGTATTAAAACATTCTCTACAACTAGCTTTTATCGAACCATTGTTATTTTTCCCGTATGCTTCAAACTTATTTTTACTTTCACCACAAGTCAAGCAGTTCTGATATGTTATAACTCCATCTTCAACATAAGCTTTATGTTCTTCATGCTGTATACATTGTCTACAAGTGAGATTACCTTTTTTAAATGCCATAAAACCTTTTAAGGTATTACAGCTATTACACTTTCTTTTACTATACTCCATATTAAGCCCACACCATATTATCCCACTTATCTACAAACTTTCGTTGATCTTCTTTAGATAACACTTTAGTAACACCTATACGCTTAATACTCATGGAGTCTTTAACATAACTCTTTCTTCTATATTCTCTATTGTATTTCTTTTGGCACCCGTGACAAACAGATGGATATAATCCGTTTATTTTAACCCTCACATAAGTGGTAAATACATTTGTTTTCTTCTCACATTTAGTACAAGTTCTATACCATACAGTACAGCCCTCTTCCCATTGCTTTAATCGTTTCTCAGTATAACAAATAGAACACATATCATCATCATATCTATATGACTTTTTGATTTTGCCTATACCACAACCTTTACATGGTTTCATCTGTTACTCTTTAAAAAATCTTCTATCATTCTTGCATCATCTATAGACATTTTTCCACTTGGTGTTACACGTTTATTATACTTTTCAGTGTGGCATTTCTTACATATTGATCTAATACCACTATGACTAGATTTATTAACAACAAATTCGTGTACTTTTTTTGTTTTTTTACAATGTATACATTCTTTTAGCTTCATCTTTCAACCTCCTACAGTTTACTTACTATTATCTAACCATAATTGCAATAGTGCTTTAATGGTAATGCCTTTTTTTAATGCTTCCATCTTAATATCTTTATGTAGTTTTGAACTTACTACAAGGTGTTTTTCATCTTTATTAATTGCCATTTATATATACCTTTCATATTTAATTTATGTAGTATTGTAACCTTAGTTACCTTAAGAAAGTATAAAGGTAAGTCGCGTTACAATACACCATCAACCAATTAGGAGGTATGATATGAGTAAAGATAAAGAAATGACAGCGAGTGAGCTGTTTATGTATCACTTTGGAGGTGCTTCATGTTAGATAAACAAAGAGAGTTATTAGTAAGACCATTTAAAGAAAATGAAGTAGAGTGGCGAATACAATCATCAGGTGCTAGTGCTGATGGTAAAGTATGGGCGTTAGCTTTATGTTATGTAACCAATAGAGCTATTATGAATAGACTTGATGAAGTTTTCGGTATAGGAGGTTGGCAGAATGAGTTTAAGCCTACTCCAATGATGGGCGGTACTCTTTGTGGTATCAGTGTTAAGTTCGATGGCGAATGGGTTACTAAATGGGACGGGTCAGAAGATACAGCAGTAGAAGCTACCAAGGGCGGTCTTAGCTCATCTATGAAACGTACAGCAGTACAATGGGGGATAGGTCGTTATCTATACTCTTTAGATGTTTCGTTTGTTCAAAACTTTGATAAAAAAACAGCAACATCTATTAAAGCTTTTATTGCAGGGAATAGTAAATCTAACTACTGTAAACAAAATATTACTTTTCACTGGGAGTTACCACAGCTACCAAACTTTGCTTTGCCTATTGAACACTCACAGCTTAAAGTTATCAGAGAAACAGCTTTAGCTACTGGGTCACATATTGAGGACGTAGAAGCGTTCTATGAAGTAACAAGCCTTGCAAACTTAACTAAAGAAGATGGTGTTACAATTATCCAACAGTTAAGCAAAAAGCCAAAGCTAGATGAAGAAGCGTTAGAGTTATTTAAAAAAGAACTTGAAAAGGATAAATAGATGAATACTTTTGAGATCACAAAACAATTAGCAGAAATCAGAGCAGTTGCAGAGTTAGAACAGTTTGACGAAGAAACAGGGGAACTGATTGATAACTCAGCAGAATTAAAAGAGAGCTTAGATGCTCTTGGTGCTAAACGCGATACAAAGTTAAAAGGTATCGAGTATATTAAGCGTGAATACATCTCTATTAACAGCACGATAGATGATGAGATCAAACGTCTTAAAGAACGTAAAGCTAAGTTTGTTAAAAAAGTTGATAGTCTATCAGGCTTACAAGAATATCTATTAGGTGGCGAAAAAGTAGAAACTGATCTATTTACTTTTAGCTTTAGAAAGTCAACAAGCGTTAACGTAGATGATGTTGAGTTAGCTACTTTAAAAGGTAAGTTTGTAGATGAGAAAACAACATGGACTATTAAGAAAGCAGAAATTAAAAAAGCTATTAAAGATGGTGAAGTAGTAGAAGGTGCTTACTTAGAAGATAAATATAATCTACAGGTAAAGTAATGGATACTAGAAGCCTAAACCAACTAAGTTTATACCATGCTTACTTAAAACAACTATGGGAGCATGGCACAATAAAAATAGACTTAATAACACACGTTTGGGAGGGAGATTTAAAACAGTACGTAATAGAAAATTATAAGCATTTAGAAACAAATGCAGAACACAAAAGCGTAGGTAGGTATCTATTAAAGATGATGGATACAGAACTACCAACACGTAACCCGATCACAAGTTCTAACATGAATAAAAATCATTTTGATAAAGCGTTCATGGAAGATTTAACACAGCATATAAGTTTCTTACGAGAACAGCTTATATACAATAATATTGAACCGTATAACGGATAAGGAAAAGAAGATGATTACATGGAGTTTATGGGTAGTTTTAGTATGGTGGGCAAAACTTAGTGCTGATTTGCTTAGTGCTTATTTTAGTTGTAAAGATATTAATGTAAGCAATACTTTAGTAAATATAGTTGTTGTACCTGCCCCATTTATATTGTTAGATTATTTAATTTAAAGGGAACCAATGTTCGGATACATAGACAAAGAACAAAACACTTACACGTTCGATACACTTAAAAGAGCTATCGACACTAAAGCAAGTTGTAACCAATGTAGTACAATTATGTACAAACCAACACTAGCAGAATTGTTAGTTATTTTAAAAGGGTAAAAATGTTAGCTAAAGTAAATGGTCTATTTAGACTCACAAGAGATGCGGAACTTATTTATGGCAATAGTGGTACAGCTATTTTAAAACTAGGATTAGCGTGTAGCGAGAAGTTTAAAGACAAAGAAACACAACTATTTTTAGATGCTGTAGCATTTGGAAAGGCAGCGGAGATATTAAATCAACACGCTGGGTCTAAAGGTACTCAACTATTTCTAAGTGGTAAACTTGAAACGCAATCATGGCAAGATCAACAAGGACAAAAGAAGTCAAAAGTATCTATGACTATCGAAAGCTTTGAATTTGTAGGTGGCAAGAATCAGAACCAACAACCAACAGCACAACCACAACAAAACTATCAAGAGTTGTCACAACCAACACCAACCGAACAAGGTCAAGGTCAGCAAGGGTTACCACCTATGTATGATGCAGAGATGGAAAATATTCCTTTCTGATTTGCATTTAAATATAAATAAGGTATAATGTATCTAAGGTTTCATAGCTACTCCAGACAAAAGACTGAGGTATACTAAAAACCCCACTCCTTTATAACCTCCTATAGAATTTATCGCCTTGCATATACAGGGCGATTCTTTAAGAGTAGATAATTACTTTAAGGTGTCTAAGCCATTGGGGAACTTTCCCCTCTCATTAGGTAGCTTAAAGTAACTATATTTTAGTACGAATGACTTAGACACCATTCCTTATACTTTAAATTAAAATTGTCGAAAGTAATGCGATGAGTAACACACCACAAACAAAACGTATCCTAGAGGACTTACTGGCAGGTATACACGTTAACATGCTAGAAAACGTACAACGCTATGGAACTTCATGCCGTAGCCGTATAAGCGAACTAAGAGCAGCAGGTTATCCAATACAGGATAAATACATAGATAAGTACAAGGTTTACTTTTTACCTAATACTTATTTAGAATCATTGAAGGGGAAGTGATGGTAGAGTTTATGGAAAATGGAAATGGAGAGTTTAAGACAACAGTTTCAAAAGGTAACGCTACTAATATATCAAGTATGTTAAAAGAAAAAGGATTTAAAATAGAATATGATTTTAGTGTTCAATCTTATGGTGGTAATACTGAAGTAATCTTTTATAATATTGAATGTAAAAAAGTATGTGAGGAAGTAGTGAATGCCTAAAAAGATTATATTGCACCTTTGTGCAGACTTAGGTAGTGATAGCAGATACTACCAACTAGATAATGATTACGAAGTTATTATGATTGGTGAAGAAATAGGTGTAGAAAATTACATACCACCTGATAACGTGCATGGGGTTATTGCTAACCCTGTATGTACTGAATTTTCAACTGCTAAATGCTTTACTCATGTAGGTGACTTAGAAAAAGGTATGGAATTAGTTAATCATTGTATGAGAATAATTAAAGAGTGTAACCCTGAATGGTGGGTAATAGAAAACCCTGCTACTGGTAGATTAAAAGAAAAAATAGGGAAACCGAAAGCTACATATCAGCCATACGACTATGGAAGCCCTTGGACTAAAAAAACAGCATTATGGGGAGAGTTCAAAATGCCAAATAAAACTCATACATGGGAAACGTGCAAGAAGATAGATGAACTTTATATAAGACCAGGGCGAAAAAAACCAGGTTTAGTTTATCTTCATAAGTCAGCTGCGGAGTTGATACCAGAGTTTGAATTTGCAAGAGAGTACATAAAATGTGATGCAGATATAAGATCAATGTGTAGTCAAGGTTTTGCTAAAGCATTTTACGAAGAAAACAAATAACCTTAAGCTATTATACTTCTTTAATGAGGTATAATACTTACAAGGTAAATGCTTGAGTAAGATTATGTTAGCGACATAACGCCTTGTTTACGAGCAATTAATAAAGTCCTCTTTGGTGCAACTACTGGCGTGGCATCGCCTTAGAGAGCTTTATTAAGTGCTTAATGTTATAAGTCCACGCCAACTTCTTATAACCTCCACTTTAACACTTAAAATCAAACACTGGCAACGAAAGATTTATTATGGCTGAACGTAGAATGTTCTCTAAGAAGATTACTGAAAGTGCAAGGTTTATTAAAATGCCTACTGATACACAGGCTTTATACTTCCATTTAGGAATAAGAGCAGATGATGATGGCATAGTAGAAGCTTTTACTGTTATGAGGCTTGTAGGTGCTACAGAAGATAGCCTAAAACTATTAGCAGCTAAAAACTTTGTACGTGTTTTAAATGATGATCTAGTTACTCATATAACAGACTGGAACGAACATAATCTTATAAGAGCTGATAGAAAAGTAGATAGTATTTATAAAGGGTTACTTTTAGAAGTTGTCCCAGAAATAGAGCTTGTAGAGCCTAAGCAAAGGGCAGATAGAAGTGGGACGTCCCAAGGACAACCAAAGGACTGCATAGGTAAGGGTAGGGTAGGTAAGGATAAGTTAGTAGAGTATAAGTTTAGCTTCTCACTAAAACAATCTATGCAATATGATTCTCTATCACAAGAATATAGAACTAATCTACATAACTATATACTAAACAAAAATAGTTTATTAGCAGAACACTTTTATAACCATCACAGAAGCAAAGGCTCTAAATACAAAAACTGGTCTTTGGCTTTTAATACATGGTGCTTAAATGATGCTAAGTTTAATCCTAAACAAAATGATAGTAAAAACTGGGAAATGCCAGTACAATGAAAGCAGATATTGAACGCTCACTAATAGCTACTCTTTTAAATGGCGATAAAGAGCTTTTAAACAGCCTAGAACTTAAAGAAGAACTATTCAGCGTACATTTGCATAAGTTGATAATAAAATGCGTCCAATGGCTTCTATCGAAAGATAAAGGTATAACAGACGAAATAGTATTTTATTACATATCAAAGAACAATCAAATAGATGTAAATGAATGGTTTAGGATAGTTGGGTGTAATCCGTTTGCATCTAAGAACATAGTTGATGAATATATGAATATTTTAAAAGAAGCAGGAAAAGGTAGAATAGATGAAATATGAAGATTTAAAAGATAAACAAACAAGACTAGTAAACGAAATAGATCAAGCAGCTAGAAACAATAACAACAATGAGAAGATAAGATTAAAAAGGCTTCTCTACTTAAATAAGATAGATATGATTGACGCTATCGATCAAGAAGATAAAGACAGATTGTTTCTTACTGGACTAGAGTTACACCATGAAGTAGAAAATATGCCTAACGTTCCAAGATATGCTACTGGTATTAAAGTTTTAGATGAAGCTTTTAGAGATGGAATTGAAGTCGGAACGTTTTTACAACTAGTTGGCGAAAGTGGTGTGGGGAAAAGTCACTTAATGTTTGAACTTATCGCAAATGTATCTAAACACAAAGAAGTAGCATTTTTTAGTTTTGAAATGGGTAAGCGTAGAACCGATGATAGAATGTATAAAAAAGTCAGAGATGAGAAACAGCTAACTAACTGGAAAATAGATTTTTTCAGTAGAAACATAACCGACCTTGTAAATGAGATAAAGCTATTTGCTAGAGATGGGATAAAGTTTTTTGTAATTGATTCTATGATGAAGATTGAAACAGATGAAAGTAAAGACCTTGTAGCTCACCAAAGAGTTATATCTCATGAACTATCAAAGGTATCACAAGAGAGAGATATTATTGTTTGTCTTATTAACCAGATGAACAAATCAGATATTAAAGATGGTCGCATGGATATTAAAGGTGCAGGAGATCAAGAGTATGACTCAGATATTTTACTGTTCTATCGTAAAGACGCAGAAGGCAAAAGACAGCTTGTATGTAAAAAGAATCGCCAAGATGAAATACTTTTTGTTTTAAATGTAAAGTTAGATAACGATGGAAATACAGTAGACGAAAATGAAATAGTGCCTCACTACCAACAAATAAAAGAAACAGTAGTAGAACACGTATCTATGCCAAAGGTGGGATGATGAAAGTATTAGAATTATTTGCAGGTAGTCGATCAATAGGAAACATGGCAGAAAGTTTAGGGTGTGAAGTCTTTAGTGTTGATTGGGGAAACTTTGAGGGTATTGACTTATCAATAGACATTGGAGATTTAAAAATAAGTGATGTTCCATTCGTGCCTGATATTGTTTGGGCTTCTCCTGATTGTACAACTTACTCTATTGCTGCTATAAGCACTCACAGAAATAAAGAAGATAGGAGTGGCAAGACCGAGTACGCAAAGAAGTGTGATATTGTAAATCAACATTGGCTAAAGCTCATCGATCAATGGCTAGAATTAAACCCTAATATGGTTTATTACATAGAAAACCCAAGAGGTGGATTAAGAAAGATGCCATTCATGCAAGAGTTACCCATAAGACATACTGTTTGGTATTGTCAGTATGGAGACACTAGGGCAAAGCCGACTGATATTTGGACTAACAATAAAGCATGGGTACCCAGAAAAGAGTGTCACAATTTCAGGAATGATATTAAACATTGTCACCACGAATCAGCACCAAGAGGAAGTAGAACAGGCACACAAGGGCTAAAAGGTTCATATAATAGAAGCAAGATACCAAGCGAACTTTGCAGAGAAGTATTAACAGCAGACATAAATGCTACAAATAAAGACCAACAAAGCTTATTTTAACATCAAAGCTTAACTTAAGGTAACTAAGGTTATCATTGTTTATCTAGACTGTAGGAGGTTACAAGATGAGTAATGAAGCAGCATTAAGAATATACGAAGAAAACCAAGCGTTTGCTTTAGAGTGTGATAACTTTAAATTTTCACTGATCGAAAATGAAATGGCTTTACAAATCGATAAGCTAGGACGAACAAACGAAGCATACAACGCAGTATATAAGCTAGACACAAACCATAAAGCGTTAGAAGACTTACTATGTGATGGTGGCGGTCTACTAGATGAAATCATCACAGCGTTTAACATGAGTCCAATCGACTTTAAAGACAGATGCTATGAGTTAATTACTAAAGAGATTGATGGTGAGTTTTTAAAAGCAATCATAGAGGATGGGTATTTATCATGATTAGTAAAGAATTATTAAGTGAAGTGTTAGAAATCAGAGTACATGAAACATATTTCAGAGATGATGGTAAATTAGGGATTGATTATTTTAAAGGTGATAATAATGCAGTAGGGTTTAACTCTAGTATCAACACCTACGAACTAGCTCATAAGTGTAAAGAGTGGGCTAGTAGTAATGGCTTTATTATATCGTCTACTTTATGCACGTGCAATATAAAAACGATGTTTAACCATGTACCGCTACATAATTTTTATGGAGATACAGAGCCTGATGCGATTTTTAAAGCGTGTCAGCATATCTTAGACAACAAGGATAAGTAATGTACTCAAAACAAGATCAACTTAACCACGAACGTATAAAACCTAAACCAACTTCTACTTTTTGGAATCGTAAACCAATGAAGAAGAAGCGTATCACAACTGATGATGAACTAGCCTATAACCATTGGCTACACCATAAAGACCAAATGAAAAAATTTAAGTGTATGGTCTGTGGTTCTAAAGTACAGCACTATCACCACGTAAAAGAGTACAGCACAGATAAAAAGCGTCAGAACGTGCAGATACCTTTATGCAACAAACATCATCTAGGAACAGAGTTATCACCTCATGGGAACGCTCCAAAGTGGAGAGAAACATACTCTATGGAACATCAAGACAAAGTAGCTCACCTGCTACACTTACGATACTTAACAAGGGATACATTATGAAAGATAAGTTTTTTATAGCAGTCGTACTAGCACCACTAGCATTTATAGTAGTTTCAGTTTTTGTAGTAACACTTGAAAAGCAAAGAATACAAGACCTGTATAAAGACCACAACATATCAGTACCAAAGGTTTTCAGATGATAATCACATATAACTACAACGGAATTAAAACAAGTATAGAGTCAGAAAAGCAAGAGCTAGTATTTACTCTAGCAATAGGTACTAAATCATTTACTGTAATGGCAACAGATGATGAGGTCGAGCAGCTAAGATCAAAACTAAATGTAATGGACTGGAAAGAGTTTGAATGGAAAAACATCGTAGCTTTAGAAGCTTTGTGTAAGATGTATTATATTGTAATTACAGAAGGGGAGAAGGATAGATGACTAAAAAACAATTAGAACACGTTCATGTAAATCCAAAATATAGATATAAACGGGTATCAAGAATTATTAAATTCTTAGGACGAAAAACAACTTTTAAAAGTAGATGACATTTACTACATCATATAAATAAAGAATTGAAAGCACTCTAATAACAACCAATACGAACAATAGCTTTAGTTAGCTTTAAAAAGGAGAAGTGATGAGCCTACCAACATACACCATAGCATTCATAGGAGTAGTTCTAGCCGTAAGTTATTTTCTATGCTACATGGAAAAGAGAAGAATAAGAAAAATGTACAAGGACTGATATGTTTACTAAAGCAGATTTATTGGGAATATCACTAGCTGAATATTGTCAACGTCAGGACATAACTGTTAAAGACCTGATATACAAGAAGCAAAACGACCTACATATTTTAAACGATCACTACCACAAACTAGCAAGTCAAAGCGTTTTAAGTGCTTATGATATAAGTCTAGTAGTAGCAATCAATGAAGAACGTGATAAGGTTAGAGCTAAGTTAAAAGAGTATAGAGAGGTGGAAGATGACTAAAATGTTTATATACAACAAAGTACCTATACCTGCATCACGACCAAGAGTAACAAAGCGTGGCACATACACAGCAGAACCTTACAACAGCTACAAAAAAGCCATGTCTCTATGGGCTAAACAAAACTTCAAGCCTTTAGATGGTGCAGTATCTCTACACGTTTATTTTTATATGCCGATACCTAAAAGCCTAAGCAAGAAGAAAAAAGAAGCGATCAACGGAGGGTGGCATATCAAGCGACCAGATGCAGATAATCTAGTAAAGGCTGTGAAAGATGCTTTAAATGGTTATGCGTATCATGATGACAGTCAAGTGTCTGTACTGTTTACTCAAAAGAAGTATAGTGCAGCACCACGTACAGAAATAGTAATAGCAACAATCTAAGGAGATAAGATGAATTTATATCTAATATCACAAAACATGAATAATGATTATGATACATATGACTCAGCAGTAGTAAGTGCAAACAGTGTAAAAGAAGCACAAAACATACACCCAAATCATGAATGGTATACGTTTAAAGATGGTAAAGAGTATAAAATAGGAGATACCACAAAGAATGGATATTTTAATAATTCAAGGACATCATGGGTAAAAGAATCATACAACGTAAAAGTAACACTACTAGGTAAATACGCAGGTAATGACTCACGTGTAATACTAGCTTCATTTAATGCAGGATAATAGTATAAAGCTACATTAAGGTTACTAAGGTATAGTTATATTATAGATGGAGGTTAACACATGAGAATAGACACAGAGCAATTACAATCATTTCACGGGTCTGCACTATATTCAATGCAGAAAGTAAGAGATGCTAAAAGAAAGTTATTAGAACTTAAAGCTATAGTAGCCAGAGAGAAAGCAAAAGCAAAGGGAAACAATGGCTAAAGCACGTACAAAACTACCAAATGGTAAGAAGCCTAGTTATAAACAACTAGAGGAAAGCTTCTTAGATTTATGGGATAAAACACAGATATTAATCAAAGATCAAGAAAGACTAAACCAAGAATTAGCAGATGCACGGTATACTATAGGCAAACTAAAAGGAAACTAAGATGCCTAAAACAAAAATATACACAGCAAACAGACTAAGAAACACTAACACAAGAAACAAGAAGTTAGGTTTGATGAATGCCATAAGTCAAGACTCTAGCAGTGAAAAAGACGTATGGAAAAGAATCATGGAAGAAGAACTAAAAGAGCGAGAAAAAAGAGAACAAGGAAAGTAAAATGAAAACTTTATTAACAATGTTATTATTGATCACTACACTATCAGCCAGTACAGTACAAGTACAGCTCAACAAAGAGTTAGATAAATGTGCAGATGCAGGTAAACAAAAAGTAAGTTGTATCGACTATGCTTATAAGTATGTAAAGAAAGCTAAGTTATCACCTACAAGTGCTAGAAACTCACTATTTCTATGTGCTACAGCGTGTATAGACCCTGTTAAGTATCATAATAGTTTAAGATAGGCAAGTTATGTATGAGAAAGTAGCTATATTACTCATAGTGGTATTCGTTTCGCTTTTATCACCTATGATACTATTTGCAATGGGTATTGAAAAAATAATACTTAGGTTTGAATCATAATGGCACTATCTAGTGAGCAGAAAGAACAAATAAGAGCTTTAGTATCAGTAGGTGATTTATCTAATGTACAGATAGGTGATGAAGTAGGCACATCAGAGAAAACAGTACGTAATCTAATAGCTAAAGAAGGGTTGGTAAAGTCCGAGATAAAAGACCTTGTAAAGCGTGAGATTACTAATACTATAATAGGGAATGAAATTAAGTCCGAGAAGTCCGAGCTAAGTCCGAAGCAAAAAGAAGCCTATGATGAAGTGCTTATAACTATGTCTCAAAGCATGAACCTATTTAATAATGCAACTATAGATAATCAACTGTTAGTAAACCAAGCACAAGACCATATAAAGCAAGCAGTAGAAGATAACCCAGAGATGATATTAGATCACTTACCTAATTTAATGGCTGCAGGTAAGATGACTGAAACAAACCGTAAACAGCTACTGGGCTTAACAGAGCCTTATAAAGCACCTAAAGAAGATGCAAACAACGATGAACCTACAACAGTAGTTTATGTTGAAGATACAAAAGGAGCGTAGATGTTTAATATTTTTAAGTTATTTAGAAAGAAAAAAAAACTAACTAAATCTAAACAAGAAATGTACAATAAAGAAGTATTGGAAATCTTTGCATCTCATACTCTAGAGGAACTATGTACACCTAAAGATATAATTAGAAGTGGTAAAACATATTCTTTCAGAAAGACAGATAGTGAAAAAAGCTCTTAACCTACTACCTCATCAATTCCAATTACTAATAGACGTACATACAAAGATACTAGGTCTAGTAAGTGGTTTCGGGGCCGGGAAAACTTATGCAGTAGCACGTAAAGCTGTTGATCTTGCAATGCGTAATGCAGGTTGTGATGGTATCGTAACAGAACCTAACTTCCCACTATTAACTCAAATCTTAATACCAGAACTAAAAGATGCTTTAAACTTCTACAATATCCCTTATGAGTATAAAGCAGGTGAGAGTATCTTCTACTGTACTATAGAGGGTAAAGAAACACGTATCATCTGTAAGAGTATGGAAGGATATGAAAGACTCATCGGTATAAATGCTGCATGGGTAGTTATGGATGAGTTCGATACAGCTAAACCAGACCTAGCATATAACGCATACATCAAACTATTAGGTCGTATACGTGTAGGTACAGTAAGACAAATGGTTATTGTATCAACACCAGAAGGCTTTAGGTCTATGTATCGTATCTTTGTAGAAGAAGCAGATGAGAATAAGCGACTGATCAAAGCTAAGACTACAGACAACTACCACCTACCACAAGATTACATCGATACTATGAAGTCACAATACCCACCTGAGTTAATAGGTGCATACTTAGATGGAGAGTTCACCAATCTTACAAGTGGTACAGTCTATACACAGTTTGATAGAACACTTAATGATACAGCAACAGATGATGATGGTATAAGTGATATACACATAGGCATTGACTTTAATGTATCAGCTATGAGTGCTATTGCTTGTTTAATTAAAGATCAGAAAGTATATGCTGTTGATGAGTTTGTAGATTTATTTGATACACCAGAGCTAGTAGGAGTGTTAGAAAATAAGTATAGAGGACGTAGAGTATATTGCTACCCTGATGCTGCAGGTAACGCAAGGAAAAGCGTACAGGCTAGTACATCTGATATCAACTTACTTAAACAAGCAGGGTTTTATATACGTGCAGACTCTAAGAATCCTGCAATCATGGACAGAGTTAATAGCATGAACTCACTATTTAGTAATGCAGTAGGTTTACGTAGACTATTTATCAATACTAACTTATGTCCTAAGCTCACAAAGGCAGTAGAGCAACAAGCATACGATGAGAACACAAAGATGCCTGATAAGAAAAGTGGACACGATAATAAAGGTATCGATGCTATAGGATACTTAGTAGCTAAGTTATTCTCAGTACGTGCAGTTCTTAGACCTCATCAGAGCCATGATCAAAACGTAGTAGTACATGAGAAAGATTGGAGCATTTATGATAGTTAGAGATGATAGGTACTTAGAGTTTGTATCTAATAAGATGGATATAGATGATTTAGACATGGCTGAATATAAAAATACTCATCATTTAAACTACTTTGGAGATGACAGCGATTACTTTTTATGTGTTGCCTTTGAAGATGGCTATATGTTTATCTACTTTGCATGGCACGAAGGAACGCATAAGGCACGTAGGGGACTATGGAAAACAGTCATGGAGTTAGTAAGGCTAAGTGAAAACCATGTTTACTATACAACTACCCAAGAAAACCTGCATAGTAATCATAATAGACACATAAGAGACGACTTATACCAACTAATTGTATAATTATTAACCATTTTATGGTACAATTAAGCAACAATTTAATAAAAGAGGTGCAGTATGGGTGGTAGTAATCCGTTAAAGAAGATAGAAGGGAAGCTTAAAAGTGCTTCTAAGAAGTTCGACCCTACAAGTAAAAGAGGGTTAGCTAATATCGGTAGTATGGCTACCCTAGGTGCATATGACCCTGCAAGACAAGCTATGAGAACAGATGCAGGTCGTGATGTAGCAGCGGTAGGTACTTTTGGTGCAGCAGAAGGTAGTCGTGAGCGTGAAGGAAGAATGGAGATGGAAGCAGCTGAAAGAGAGCAAGAGTCTCTACTAGAACAACAAAAGCAAGAAGCACAAACGGAAATGGACGAAAGAAAAGGACGCATGAAGAAGTTACGACAAGGTAGACGTGGTTTACTAAGTGGTAGCGTCAAAGGCTCAGATAGACAAATTATAGGTTAAGGATTAGATATGTTTAAAAGTATTAATTTCACAGTGATTAGATGTTTAGATTGTTCAAAAGTTTTCAAGATTGAGCCAAATAGACCTTTCGAGTCTATCACATGTGACTGTGTTAAAGAACCAAGAGCAGAACTTAAAGTAGTAGATACTAAGAAGCCTAAGCAGAATAGATCACATAATAGAAACAACAAAGAGTCGTAATGGCAGCACTTGATGTAGCGTCCATGATCAAGCGTGTGAACGCTGCTCGTGCGACCAAAGAACTATGGAAAGATGAACTTAGACAATGCTATAGGTATACTATACCTCATAAGCAGACCTTTGATGAGTTTAGTCGTGGTCAAAACAAACATGAGTACGTGTTTGATAGTACCGCAGTAGTAGGTGTAGAAAAGTATGCTTCACGTATGCAGTCACAGCTAGTACCACCTTGGAAAAACTGGGCTAAACTTGAAGCAGGTACAGACATACCAGAAGATGAGAAAGAAAAAGTAGACCAATATCTAGAACAAGCCACTAAGGTTATCTTTGATCATTTAAATCATTCTAACTTCTCAACACAAATACACGAAGCATTCTTAGATTTATCTATCAGTACAGGTGCTATCATCTGTGAAGAAGGCGATGGTATCAAAACCTCTCTTAACTTTAGAAGCGTGTCTTTATCTGAAATACTTATTGAACAGACTACAAGAGGTTTAGTAGAGAACGTATGGAGAGATCTAAAAGTACCTGCTAGAGATATACAGCATGTCTGGAAGAAAGCAAAGTTAAATGCAGACTTACAAAAGATAGTCAACGATTCACCTGAAAAAGAGATACCTTTAGTTGAGGGTGTAGTATACGATGATGAAACACGTATGTATCGTAGCTTTTTAATGAGTGAAGCACATCAATTTGTTATGTTTGAAGAGATGCTAGAAACTTCACCTTGGATTGTATTTCGTGAAAGCGTTATTGCAGGTGAAACACTAGGACGTGGTAGAGTTATGACTTTACTATATGACATTAAGACACTTAATAAAATTGTAGAGTTTAACTTAGAGAACGCTGCTATGGCTTCATCTGGTATCTATACTGCAACTGATGATGGAGTTATTAACCCTTACAATATCCGTATTAGACCACGTGCTATTATTCCAGTAGGCAGTAACGATAATGCAAACCCAACACTAAGACCATTACCACAAGCAGGTAACTTTGATCTAACACAAGTAAGTATCAATGATTTACGTGACAACATCAGAGAGTACCTTTATTCACAGCCTTTTGGTGGAGCTGAGTCACAACCTCAACGTACAGCTTTAGAGATGGGTATCCGTAATGATGACTTTATGCAAACTACATCAAGTGCTTATACACGCTTACAGACAGAGTTACTAGATAGATTGTTAACTCGTATCGTAGATATCCTTAAAAAAGCAGGTAAGATAGCACCTATGAGCGTAGATGGTAAAGAGGTTACTATTAAGTTTACTTCTCCTATCGCACGCAAGCAAGACGTGGAAGAACTAGAAAGTACATCTACTTTTGCTCAGTATATGCAAATCATGCCACCAGAAGTAGCACAAGAAGAAATAAACTATGGAAATATCGTTAAGAACTTAGTTAAGACTACTGGTGTTCCTAAAGATTATCAGTATAGTGATGAAGAGAAAGAAGAACGTGCAGCACAACAAGCACAAGCACGTGAAGAAGCTATGGCTTTAGCACAACAAGAAGCACAACAAGAAGGAGGTGAATCATAATGAAGTTAGCAGATGAAGTATATGTATCTAGATTTGCACCACCAGAAGAGCATGAGTTAAGCGATGCAGAACGCTTTGAGTTAGAAAGAGAAGTTATGGCTTCGAACTACTTAGAGTTATTTAGCTCTAAGTTAGGTCAGACAGTCTTAAAGGATTTAGTATCTAAATATCTTACTGCACCTTTTGCACACCCTATGTCTACACAAGTAGAAGTAGGTATCAGAGAAGGTGAAGCTAAAGTAGTTAGACGAATTATCCATTTAAGAGATCACGCACAAGGAATAAAAAATGGCTGATAGACAATTACAGAACATACTATCTAGTGGTGAAGTAACAAACGTACAAGTAGGTGGAGCAACAGTAGCAGATGCTTTACTAACACGTGCAGAATTAGATGCAGAGTATTTAACAAATGATGGTAGTAATGTTGCAACTAATATTAAATTTGACCCTCAAAGCTCAACACCTACATATACAGAAGGTCAAGAGTATTATGACTTAATCACAGGAACTAAACGTATCCAAGGTCCATTCTCAGATGTAGAAATAGCAGTAGGACATGGGCAACACATGCACGTAGAAAACAACAGTGGTGCTTTGATTGAAAAAGGTAGTGCTGTTAGACAAAATGGTGTTATTGCTGGTAAGATTCAAGTAGTAAAAGCAATAGCAGATACATTTGATAATGCACGTATGATTGGTATTGCAGCACATGACATTGCAGATGGTGCAGAGGGTGCTGCTCAGACGTTCGGTGAGATTAGAACTTTAGATACTTCTGCTTTTTCTGTTGGCGTTCCATTGTATCTAAGTGATACAGTAGCAGGTACTTTTACATCTATAGCACCTGATATTATTTCACGTATTGGTGGTGTTACAGTTAGTGATTTAACTAATGGTATCTTATTTGTTTATATCATCAATAATAAGAACTTACCACAAGTTGTTGGTGGTATGCAAGGTCAAAACACACCAGTATATGCAGTAACAGGGGTTGCACAAGATATTGTTGACTATACTACATCTGAATCAATCGTAGTAACTACCGATATCTTAAATGGTACTGTAACACTTCCTAATGATGGTGCTTATCGTATGCACTTCACTGCTTCTATATCCTTTCCATCAGCGACAAGTACAAGAGCTGTTACTTTTGAGTTCTATGATCAAACAAACACAGCCATTCTTTTTTCTTATGTTAAAAACATACCTAGAGATGCTACAGATGATGGTTTAGGTTTTAGTTTTCCTATTAATGGGCTAGCTAATGATATTTATAAGATGAGAATATATGCAAGTGCATCTTTTAACGTAACATTCAATGATGTATCGTTCGATGTTGAGTCGGTAAATATTAGGTAAATAGTGTCACCTTCGGGTGGTATTAGTTTGCACTATGCAAAAAATAACTCAAAGGATACTAGATGCAAGAAGAAACATCTACCCAAACAACAGAAATAGCAGCACAAGTTGCAGATAGTGGAGCAACAGTAGACACAGCAGTAGCAGGAGGAGAGCCAGCTATAGGCTCATGGAGATTTGATGAAAGCACAGTAGGTACAGGCGATAAACCTGAATGGTTTAAAGATAGCAAGTATCAATCAGTAGCAGATCAAGCAAAAGCATATACAGAGTTAGAAGGTCGCTTTGGTGGTTTTACAGGTTCACCAGAAGAGTACACTATTAATGATGGTGTAGATTATGATGCAGATAGTCCTCTCTTTAGTAAGTTACAAGAAATAGGTAAAGCTAATAACATGAGTAATGATATGTTTAATAACCTTATCTCTATGTATAATGAATCACAAGACAGTGCGTATGAAGAAGCACAAGCAGCAGAGCTTGAAGCACTAGGTAGTGGGGCAGAAACACGTATCACTTCTATTAACGATTGGTCTAAAGCTAATATGCCACCTGAGTTGCAAGATACCTTTATGGATAACTTACGTACAGCAGACGATGTAAGAGCAGTAGAACATCTTATCAATATGACTAAAGAACAAAGAGTAGCAAGCCCAAGTACAGCACCTGCACCAACAGCTACAACTAAAGCACAATTAGAAGAGATGCAGTTTGAGGAAGATCGTTACGGAAACAGACGTTTAGCTACTGACCCTGCATTTAAAAAAGAGTATGATAGAAAGATGGTTGAATTTTATAATTAATATGGTATAGTTATAAAGCGGTTGACAGAGCAAGTAAGGCCTAATGTTGATTATAACTACAGTGGCGAGTGGTGTTATAGACCAATACTCAAAATACAAGGGTTCGAATCCCTTACCGCTATTTTATACAAGTAACTGCTTATTTTTTATACAATTCATTGATTAATTATTAAATTTATGCTATGCTTCTTATAGTGTAAATAATCAACTACTTACGAGATACCTCATCAGAGCCTCACTTAGTAGGGATATTTAGCGTTAAGCTATTTAACCCGTCTTTGTGACGGACACCTAAAAGCTAACAACACAAACCAAAACTAAATTAACAACAAAGGAACTCAAATGAGTTTACAATTAAGTAATGCTGCATCAACGCAGTTTGATAGCGAAGTAAAACACGCATATCAAGGTATGGGTAAGTTATTAGGAACTGTTACTACACGTAATGCAGTAGTAGGTGACACTTACAAGTTTGAACGTATGGGTAAAGGTTTAGCTACAGAGCGAACTGCACCATCTTCTGATGTAACACCAATGGATATCACGCATATTCGTCCAACAGCAACCCTTACAGATTGGGAAGCACCAGAGTATACTGATATCTATAACAAAGCAGAGGTTAACTTCGATGAGGTTCAACAACTAGCACAAACTATTTCAAAAGCGTTAGCACGTAGACGTGATCAGTTTTGTATTGATGCTATGGTAGCAGGTACATATTCAGCAACACCAGCAGCAGGTGAAGGTGGTCAAGTAGCAGTAGGTCTTACTAACTTAACAGTAGATAAGCTTCGTGCAGCTCAAAAGTATTTTGATGATAATGAAATTGATGAGTCAGAACGTTTTATCGTTGCTACTTCATCTCAAAAAGCATCTTTACTAGCTGAAACAGAAGTAACTTCATCTGATTATGCAAATGTAAAAGCCCTTGTAAACGGTGACGTTAATACATTCCTAGGGTTCAACTTCAAATGGATTGGTGTACGTGGTGAAGGTGGTTTACCTAAGACAGGTGACAACCGTTCAGTATTCGCTTACCACAAGTCAGCAGTAGGTGAAGCTATCGGTATCGAAATGAAAACACGTGTAGATTATGTACCACAAAAATCTTCATGGTTATCAAACGGTATTCTTAAAGGTGGAGCAACTATCATCGATAACGAAGGTATTGTAGAAATTATTTGTGACGAAACTAAGTAAGTTTCGTTATAATATATAAAAGGGTTTAATTATGGCAATGACAAGAGCAGCGTTATCAACAGGTAGTCTAGGAAATGGTTCAGCCAATCCTACACTACATACAGCGGTTTCTGATACTACTAAACTTCTAACAGTAGCAGCAGATTATTTTCTACCAGTATATGACGTATTGAAAGTAGGTGATTTTATTCTAGTAGTCGCTACAGATGGTGAGCTTTTAGCATCAGTAGTTACAAGTACAAGTGCAGGTGTTACGGTTAGATCAATCGCACTAGCATAATTTATCAATACTCCTTCGGGGGTATTAACTAAGTGATGGAGGTGAATCATGGCAGGTAATGCAAGTAAGTTAGGGATTATCTCATCAGCGTTAGTTCTTATAGGTGATGCACCTATTAATAGCCTTGATGATGCAGGGGCAGGTGCTATTACAGCTGCTACATTATATGATAGTTCTTTAGAAAATCTAATGACTATGCATAGATGGAGATTTGCAATCAAGCAAGGTCAGCTATCACGTTTAGTAGCAGCACCTATCAATGATTGGACTTATCAACACCAACTACCAAGCGACTTTTTATATCTAGAAAAATCTACATCATATAACTTTGAGATATTCGGTGATAAAGTATACTCAAACGACAAAGATGTAACTATAGATTATGGGTTTATGGCAGATGAGAGTGACTTTCCTGCATGGTTTGTTAAGACAGCAGAATACTTACTAGCTTCTGAATTTGCAATACCTGTTACTGGTAACGCACAAAAAGCACAAACTTATAACGCTATGTTCGAGAAACAGTACAAACGTGCTAGAAACTTAGATGCAAGTGAGCGTCCTAATGTTGAGATGCAAGATAGCCCACTTATTCATACATTCGCAAGTATTAGAAGCTAATGAAAACACACATAGTACAATCGGCTTTTACATCTGGTGAAGTCGCACCTACTTTACATGGTCGTGTAGATATTGACAAATACTATCAATCACTAGCAACAGCTCTTAACGTGGTTATCATGCCTCATGGTGGGGTACGTAGACGTGGTGGTCTATCTAAAGCTCTAGACTACTCTAAAGCCCTTAACGATGCAGATGCAAAGATAGTACGCATCGAAGGCTTTTCTTTTAGTACAACTCAAAAATATGTATTAACATTTACTATTGAAGCAACTACAGGTTATGTAAATATAGTGCGTTTACCAGACCATGAACCAATGGCTAAAGTAAGTTTAGGTACTTGGAGTGAAACAGAGTTACGTGATCTTGATTATGTGCAGTCAGCTGACACAGTTTTACTTACACATGAAAATCACCCTGTTAGTAAGTTGGTACGTGATAGTGCAGATGAAACTATATGGACTTATTCAAACGTAACTTTAACTAATATACCTACTTTTGATTTTGGAGCAGGGCTAGAACCTGTATGGAGTGTAACACGTGGATACCCTAAAACGCTTACTTTCCATAAAGGTAGATTATGGTTTGGTGGTTCAACTGATATGCCTAATACTGTATGGGCTTCTGTTGTTAATGACTTCTTTAACTTTGATACAAGCACTACAGCGGTAGATAAAGCAATCTTTAACACATTAGATGATGATGAATTTAACGCAGTAAATGGTATCGTATCTGGTCGTGACTTACAAGTGTTTACTACAGGCTCAGAGTTTATACAAAGAACAGAAGTGCCTACACCTACCGATAGTAACTGGAAGATACAAACACGTTACGGGGCTAAACGTATTAGACCTGCAATTATCGATGGTGCTACATATTACGTAGATCAAACAGGTTCAACTGTAAGACAACACTTATACGCAGAAGAAGAAGATGCTTATATCTCACAAAATATCGCACTAATGAGTTCACACCTTATTAGAGATGTTAAAGAAGTAGCTACAGTAAAAGCTAGAGCTACAGATATTAGTGATTTACTTATAGTTGTAAACACAGATGGAACAGTAGCTGTTATGAACTCTATGCGACACGAGGGTGTTTTAGGTTGGTCGCAATGGAATACACAAGGTAACTTTATTGATGTTACAGTAGCAGGTGATGAGATTTACTTTGCAGTAGAACGTGTAGGAACTAATGATACTTCTTATTATTTCCTAGAGAAGATAACAGAAAGTACATATACTGATCACAACACAGAACTATTTGGTACAGAGCCTACTTTATCAAATGTTATATTTGGTACAGACAACGTAGTACAATTAGCTGATAATGTAACTTACTTAGATATCTCTACAGGTGGTTTTGTATCAGAGCTACAAGTAAATACTATTGATGAGATGATAGGTTTAGATTATAGACTTGTATTAGAAAACTCAGTACAAGAAGATGTTAACTTAACGTCAACAGGTACAGATGCTAATAAAGTAGTTTTACCTAGAGATGCTTATCGTATCGATGTAGGCTTAAACTATGAAGTAGCTGTAAAAACACTACCTTTAAATGTAAACTTACAACAAGGTGCAAATATCAATCTAAGAAAGCGTGTTATCCGTGTAGTGCTTAACGTTTATGAGTCTTTAGGCTTGTATGTGCAAGATAGTTTTATGCCTGATAGAAAGTTTGTAGTTTCGTTAGACCAATCACCAGACTTATTTACAGGTATCAAAGAGATTTATCTACTTGGATATGGTAGACTTGTAGATATAGAAGTAACACAGAGCGACCCATTACCGTTTTCGTTACTTAACTTAGATATTGAATTAGAATTTTAAAGGAATAATCATGGCAGCAGGTGCAGTATTAGGTGGATTACAATTAGCATCACAAGTTGGTGGAGGTCTTGCAGGCAAAAGAGCATCAAAAGCTTTAGCTAGACAAGCAGAACTAGATGCTAAGTCAGAAGAAGTAGCACGCATGAGAGATTTAAACGATGCTATGGCGATGCAAGCTTTAATGTTTGGTGCAAGTGGTGCATCAGCAGGTGTAGGTAGTGCAGCAACAGCAACACAAGAAAGCCTAACAGAGTTTGAAAAAGATATTAAGATGATACGTGCAGGTGGACGTGCTAAAGCAGCAGGTATCAGAGCTAAAGGTGCTAAGTCTTTGATGAGTAGCATCGGTAGCGGTTTAATGGAAGGCTACACTACTAAAAAGAGATTTGATAGAATCGGTAAGGAATAACAATGGCAGTTCCAGTATATAGATCACAAGTAGCAAGACCAGATACAACAGCTACAGCAGGACTAGCACAAGCAACACAACAACAGTTTAGTACCCTTAGCCAACGTATCGGACAATTTACTAATGTACAATACGGACAAGAAGTTAAAGAAGCTAAGATACAAGCTAGTGATGACGCACAAAAAAGCTTTTTAGAAGGTGGTGAAAGCCGTAGACTAAAAGAAGATAACACTATCTATGCTGAAACATTTAACGATAGAATGAGAGGACTTAACACTAAACAGGCTGTTTTAGATGCTAACGATGCAGCGAGTCAATATGCAGAACAATTTAAACTAGACCCTGTATCTTTTAACGAAACATTCACAAACTACAAAAAAGAAGTGATAAGTAAAGCATCTAATGCAGATACTGCTAATCTTTCACTATCACTAGCATCTATTGGAGCTTCACACTTTAGTAAATTACAGTCTGATCATATGGCAAGAGTAAAAGAAAAAGAGATAGCTATTAACGATAACTTTAGTGAGCAGATGAAACGTGATATAGGTAACGCTAGTTATGAGGGTAACTTTCAACAGATGGTACACTTCACAGATGAGCAAACTAAGTTTCTACAAGAACAATATGAACTAGGCAATATGAGCCAAGAGCAAGTAGACAAAGAAATTAAAAGTATTAGTAGAACATCTTTATCTAATCAGCTACAAGGTATTAACGATAGATTGATTACTAAGAAGGATTATGACAATGCACAAAAAGGTATTGATGACTTTAGAAGTGTTACTCATGCAGACTTATCTGTTAAAGAACGTGACGCTATTGCAGATGGACTACAAGCAGATTTAAACCAATCATTAGCTAAGGAAGTAGCTAGTGAAAGAGTTATAGGAAATGCTAATAAGAAACTAATCAAAGATAAGATAAGTTTACTTGAAGCAGGACATAAAACAGCATGGAGTGAAGAACTATATAACAGTGCATCACCACAAGATAAAGTATTACTAGATGAAGCTAGAGTAGTTAACTCTACTGTGCTTAAATATAAAAGTATGCAACCTAACAATCTATCAGCAGTTGTAAGCGTATTAGAAAATAAAAAGAATACAACTATTGAAGAAAAGAAAGTCTACAAAGTCCTAAAGAGAATGGAGTCAGAAAATAGAGAGATGTTAAAGAATGACCCATACCAGTTAGCAACTAAACAAGGCATCATCACGCAACGTTCACCTATGCCAAGTGTAACGACTATGAGAGCTGGTGAGTTTGGTATGTACTTAAAAAGTTACTTACCTGATGCTATCACTGTATCATCACAATACGGACAACCAGTAGGAGTATTTGACCCAGACACAGCTAAACAAATAGCAGTAGACTATACACAAATGAATGCACAAGAAAAGATAGGTCTAGTTGCTGAGATAAACACACTACCACAAGATATAGCACTTAAGACTTTTGAACAAGTTAGTAAGGGCGGTAGTAATCAAATGGCAATGGTCGGTTCACTTGTATTCCAAGGGCAAAGTGCTGCAGCAGAAAACATCATCAAAGGTAGCGACTATATCAAAAGTGGATATCAACCACCAAGAGCAATGTCTAGCCAAGTGTTAGCAAAACTATCTAAAGTAAGTGATGGGTTCACAGTTGAAACTAGAAAGATGTTTACTAAGTCTATTATTGATATGTACGCATACAAAGTTACACAATCTGAAAAAGCTTTAGATATTAACGAACTAGGGGTACAAATAGTAGACCCTACTATGCTTAAAGAATCTATGAATGAAGTATTAGGTGGAGTTGTTAAGTCACCAAATGGTAATGACATTATCGCACCTAAGTACGGTATGAGTGAAGATAGAACAGAAGAGTGGATAGATGGTCTAACAGTAGATGATATTAATAACATGGGCGGTATCTCATCAGCAGGTGGTAAAGAAGCATCTAAAGAAGAAGTAGAAGCTATACTAAACGATATCAAGAATAACAGCTCAGTAAAACTTATCCCCAAAGGTACTGGTAAATACTACATTAAATATGGTGCAGGTT